GTAAGACATACTGCTGGTGCAGGCCCAACCTTACATCCTGGTGATGCTTTAACAGTTAACGGTGCTGTAGGTTCAGGAAACACAATTGTATTAGCTGGCGCTACCGCTGGTGTAACCAACTACTTCTTACCGGGCGATTTGATCTCGATTGCTGGCGTTCATAGTGTCAATCCATTGAGCCGTCAATCTACTGGTCAAGACATGCAGTTTGTTATTACTCAAGCTGCTAACTCAAGTGGTGGTGGTGCAGTAACGATTACAGTTGCTCCAAGCATCATTAGCTCCACTTCAAGCCCATTACAGAATGTTGATGTACCTGTTCCAAATGGTGCAGCAGTAACGATGGTTTCTTCTTATAACGTGAACGTCGCATATCCAGCTCGTGGCTTGGATATCGTATGTCCTCCGCTTTATAAGTTACAGGTTCCATATGCAAGCGTCGCTGTTGATCCTGAAACTGGATTGTCACTCGCTGTAACACAGACTGGCGATATTCTCGGTTATCAAAACTTAATGCGTATCGACATCCTGTGCGGATTCAAATGGCATCCACAATACGCTGTTAAGTTGTTGTCATAAGGAGATCAACATGAAGAGCAGATACGATGGTGCACCTGGAAAGGATGCAGCTTTATTAAATACACGACAAGCACGATATGAAAAAGAACATTCTGCAAAGAATGCATTCGTGAAAAGAGAACAGGCAGCACTGGATAAGTATGCTGGCAAAAAACCCATGATGAAAAATGATCTTATGGAATTTAATGCCAATATGCAAAACACCGGTGCTTGGGCACAAGACTTTGGCAAGAAATTGACTAAAGGCCTTGATCCAGTTGCATTCCCTGTTGATGGACAGGGTGATGACTCCTAATGTCTAAAAAACAATGAAAAATCGACATGATGTAACAGTCATGTCGAAATTTCATGAAAAAATAGACATGATAAGGAGGCAATGGAATGCCACAAGTTACACGCACGACTAATGACCTCATTGTCAATTCTCTTTATCTGTTAGGTGAATTAGCAGTTGGAGAGACACCTGATAATTTCATGCTGTTAACTGGCTTGGAATTAATTAATGAGTTATTAGATAAATTTGCATCGGATAGTATTTACATACCATTTCTGACGACAATTGATTTCAATTTTATAGTCGGAATTGATACCTATTCTATTTCCGATATTATTACTGCTGATATCAGCGCAGATCGTGTTGTTGATTTAACTTTTGCGAATTATTTTGTTCCTGCGAATGGAAGTCCTGGTGGTGCATTACCTATCTCATTTCCATTTACGGCTGATCCTACAACTAATTTGTTGACGATGGCATCAACTGCTGCTTATCCAACAAATACACCGATCACTCTTTCAACATCAGGTTCTTTGCCGAACCCATTAATTTCTTCTACTACCTATTGGACGATTCAAGTAAGTCCAACCACACTTTATTTAGCAGCTACTTCTGCTGATGCAGTGATTGGTAATTTTATCAATCTCACCAGTGCTGGTAGTGGAACTAATGTCATAACAGCTTCAGCATTTCCGACTCAACCTGTTAATTCTGCACTCTGTTATCCATTACGCATTATTAACAAAGCTACTTATTGGAACGTAGTACGACAAACGAATTTGCAATCTCGTCCCGGATTTATTTTCTTGAATAAACAAGCTCAGGAATCTTTTATTACGGTCTATCCGGTTCCTGATCAACCGTATGCTTGTAAGATTCAAGTGAAGTGCATGATCAATGAATTATCCAATATGGAAAGCTTAATTGAGCTTCCTCCTAATTATTATGGATTGATGAAACGTGCTCTTGCGCGAACATTTAAATCTTACTATCCATCAGGAAACTGGACACCTGAGATGGAGCAAGAATATTGGGATTATTACAATATGATGAAGAATACCAATGAGACAGATTTGACAATTAGACCATCTGTCACAATGACTGCTCCAGAACCATTCTATTGGCCAAATATATTGAGTTACTAATATGCCTATTGAAAACTTTGAAATAGTAGGCAGTTACAACAATCAGCGGTTCACCAATATTGATGCTGAACGCACGATCAATATGTTTGAGTATATTGATCCGAAGGGTAAAAAAGCGCATTCATTAATATCAACTTCAGGATTAGAAAATACAGAATTAACTTTTACGGGAGCTGGCCCTAATGACGGTTTTCGTGGTGAATTTGTATTAAATAATTTTGAATATTTTGTCATTGGCCCAAATATTTATCGACGTGATATTAATAATAATATTACAAAATTAAATTCATCTCCTTTGCCTACATCAACTGGTTATGTTGGAATTGATGCAAATAATGCGTCAACTGGCGAACAAATTATTTTTGTTGATGGGCAGATCGGTTGTGTATGGGACACAGGCACAGATCAATTTACACCTGATTTAAGGGCAGTTGATCCTGCATTTCCTGTAGCACCTATTGATGTGTGCTTCATTGATGGTTTTATTGTGGTCGCTGCGGGTGGAACAAATAATTTCTTTCTCTCAGCATTTAATAATATTTACAGTTATTCTCTCGTATCAAATACATTTACGGCTGATCCTGGGCCTGGGCCTACTGCTGATCAATTAACAGTTTCAACTTATATTCCAACGGGAATGCCAATTGATTTTGTAGCAGGTGGTGGATTACCTGCGCCATTAGTTGCAGGTACGACATATTATGCTATTCACATTGATAACACGCATATCAAAGTAGCAACGACATTTGCTAATGCTGTTGCCGGAACTTTCATTGATATCACAACGGCTGGCACGCCTCCTAATACGATTAGAAATCTAGCATCACCTAATTTACCGGGACAATTACAACAAGGTGCAATCAATTCTCATCCGGGTGATATTGTTGCTTGCCGAACATTACATCGTCGCGTCTTTCTGTTTTCTAATTTCTATACCGAAGTGTGGGAAAATGCAGGGATTGGAACAAACTTACCATTGCGAAGAAATAATGGTTTGCTGATGGAATATGGAACGCCTGCTGTGGGTTCGATTGTAACTGGTTTTGATAAGATGATGTTCTTATCGCAAGATCGTGATGGATTAGGTTCAGTGATGCAAGTTATTGGTACTGAATCGATTCCAGTTTCTAACAGAGCATTGGATTTCCAGTTAGCGCAATATGCTTCGAATAATCAAATTTCAGATGCAAAAGGTATTTTTGTTAAAGAGAATGGAATTATTTTCTATCGCCTTAATTTTACGGCTGCAAATCATACTTATGTGTATAACGTTACCTTAAGCAGTCCTCAAGCTGAAGAAGGTAAACTTTGGCATGAAGAACAAATTTTAAATGGTAATCGACATCCCGCACAAACACATGGGTATTTCAATGGAAATAACTTCTATGGAGATTATCGTCGCCCTGTTCTATATCAAGTGTCTCCATCATTTGTTACGAATGACGGCGAAGCAATCCCACGCATTAGGATTGGACGATCATTTGTTCCCGCAACCTATAATCGATTACGCATTGACAGATTTATGTTAGATGTGATTCAAGGCCAAGCATTGGTTGATAATATCAGTGGATTGCTAACCTTATTGGCTGAAAATGGAAATACTATTACCGCAGAGAATGCTGAGGATATTTTGTTGGAAAGCAGTTCTATTTTGCCAGTTTATTCTCTGGCTCATCCAATTGTATTTTTATCGATTTCAAAAGATGGCGGTGTGACTTATGGATATCGTCAAAATGCGCAAATGGGTGCGATTGGACAACGAACCTTTAGAACAGTCTGGCGTAAATTAGGGACAATACCTAGAGGCCAAGGGTTTGTACCTAAGATTGAATTCTTTAATGAAGTACCATTTGTTGTATTGGGCGCTGCATGGTCATTTGAAGTGATGCCAGAGTAAAAGAGGTAAATATGGCTAATAGTATTGACCAGTTGAATTATTATGATCCATTGATAAAACCTCATTCACTAAAAATGAGTGAAGAATGGATTTCACAAATGAGTTCATTCATTGATGTATTGAATGGCTATTTAACGCCATATGGAATATTAACGCCACAAGTAACGACTGAACAACGTAATTCAATCCAGTCGCCAGTTTTGGGGCAATTAATATATAATACTACGACGAATGAGTTACAGGTTTATCAAATTAAGACTGGCACTCCTGCATGGAGAGCAGTTACAACAGTACCTTAATTTATCATCATAAGGATATGATGCTATGGGAATGGGACGTGGTGGTTCAATGGGTGGTTTGGGTGGCTTTTTAGGAGGCTTATTCGGTGATTCCGGAAGTCCCTATAAAGATGCTATGAAAGAATATGAAAGATGGGCAGGCAAAGGCGAAGCAGCTCAAAATCCATTTCTTGACATGGGTAAGGGAGCTATTCCTGGATTTCAGGAATGGACTAATTCCATGAAAGACCCCTCCGGTTTTATCAATAAATTGATGGGTGGCTATCAAGAATCTCCTTATGCTAAATTTCAGCAAGAACAAGCCATGCGTTCAGCCCAGAATATGGGATCAGCATCAGGATTAACAGGTTCAACTCCTCTTACACAATTTGCTCAACAAAATGCTAGTGACATTTCATCAAAGGATATGAATCAATGGCTACAAAACGTATTGGGAATAAATACTCAATATGGCCAAGGACTCAATCAACAGATTGGTTATGGTTCTCATGCAGCTGATATGCTGACTCAGATGTTTGGAGATATGGGTAGGCAAATGGGTGAAGGTGCTTATGGTCAGCGAGCAGGTCAATTACAAGATAGATCAAATATGATTGGTGGTTTATTTGATATATTCAAAAATGGATTATTTGGATAAGGATTAATTATGGCACTCCCATTACCAAGAGTTGTTGCTGATGTCGGCCCCGGCGGTGGTATTGTGACTGCTGCGCGAGGTATTAATGCTTTGCGTGAAAGTGACTTAGACAATCAGATTAAAAAAGTTCAGGCACAATATGCTCCTTTGACGACACAAGCCGAAGCTGCATCAAAACTTGCCTATGCCAATTTAATGGCTCCTCAGTTTTTGTCAAAATTGATGGGACATCCTGAGATTTTAGCGAATATGTCGGAAGATCAAAGGAATCAGGCATTAAAGATGATTTATAACGCTGGAACTGGTCAAGGAACTGGTGCCAATTTTATGAATAAAATGCCTCAATCGGGTGCTCAAGATGACTCGTTATTTGGGATGTTGAAGAATAAACTGGGTTCTATTTTTAATCAAAGTCCACAACAAGGACAACAATCTCAAGCTCAAGCCCCCCAGAATGCATTAATGAGCCAACCACAACAACAGCAATTTAATCCTCAAGATGTTCAAGCTGCTGTACAGGCTTATCGAAATAGCCCAGAAGCACAACAGAAAGCGCAAACTGAGGGAATGTTTACTATTCCAAATCAGAATGAATTAATGAATTGGTATAAACAGCAAGGAAATGCTCCTGTTGCCCAGCCAGCTATGGAAAAACCTGCTGTCACTTCAAAATCATGGCCTGAAAAATATGGTGAATTTAAAGGAATTGAAAAAGAAGGTGAAAAGCTAGGTGAATTACGTGCTGCTGCTATTGATGAATTTGGTGAGCAATATCAGCAAGCTATTCAGGCTGAACAACCTGTACAGCATCTAATGGATATGACTCAAAATCCCGTATTTATTAATATGCGGAACAAAATTCCATTCTTTCAGGATAAACAACTAACAGCATTAGCCAAATTGGGAACACCTGAAGAACAACGATTAGTCGGTGATTTTGTTACGACTGCAACCAATGCAGTAGCTAATACGGTTAATAATTTCCGTGGAAGAATTTTAGATAAAGAAATCACTATGGCAAATCAAATGAAGATTTCGCCAAATGATACGTGGAATGTCATGGTAGGAAAATTAGGTTCTATTGCAACTTTCAATGAGATGACTAAAGAGCGAGCTCGTATTGCTGGTCAACTTATGGAAAAGAAACACATGAATCGTGCAGATGCTGTTGAGAAAGCTGATAGCATGGTGGACGGTAAGGCTATTAGAAAGCAAATGGAAGGTAAATTAAATCCAAAACCATCTGATGCTGATATTGATTATATGGCTGAAAAATACAAGATTTCTGCTGATGAAGTTAGGAAAAGATTAAAAGCGAAAGGAATTTTATAATGCCTATAGATTTTTTAGCTGATGACATGATGCCTAATCAAGCAACTAAAATGCAGAATATGCCACGTGATTTCTTGCAAGATGAAATGCCGCAACGTGAAGATTTAAAAACTGCTGCAATGTATGCGATTCCAAGAGTTGCTAGTGACATTGGTCAAGGAGCTTATCAGTTCGCACAAAATATTCCTGATTATTTATCTAAAGGAAAATCTGAAATTCCTGCTGCAATGGGATTAATTAAAAATGATCCATTACGTGCTGGGAAACAAGCTTTGGCAGGTATTTCTGAATTAGGACAAAATGTTTTTAATGCACCTCATGACATTATTAATTATTTATCGCAACGTTTAAATTTAGTTCCTGAAGATATTAATAAAATGGTTCAGATGGGAAGAATGCCATCTAATACTGAAAACATGATTAATCAAACTTTTGGTGAAGCAAAAGAACCGGGTGAGGCATTAATTCGTGGATTACCAAGAAATGCACTTAATATTTTAGGTGGCGCTGGTGCTGCAAAAGTTTTAAATCCTATGCGATTTAGTTCTTCTGGGATTGCGAAAAATATATTGAAGGAAGAAGCAAAACAAGTTTCATCGCATACTAATCGATATAATCAGATTTGGAAACAAGCTGATAAAACAGGATTTAATCATGTTCCGATTGATGCAAATGTTTTAAATAAAAATTTAGAAGTGATTGCAAAATATAAAACACCAAAAGAATTTAATGCATTAAAAGAATTTATTGAAAATCCAACGTTGGAAAAAGCACAACGTGCGCAAAGTGATATGGGTGTGATTTCTCGAGCATTAGAGAAAAAATCTCGTACCTCAGCATTGCTATCTGAAGAGAAAGCTATTTATGATGCTGCCAAAGAAGCAGAAAAACATATTGAAAGTAATATGTTTAAAAACTTTGGCGGAGAAACAAATGCTAAGTTAAAAAATCAATACGATAAATTAACAAAAAGTTATCGTGAGAATGTTGTTCCTTATCGATATCATCCTGCTATTCAGGCCTTCAAAAATAAGGAAATGACAGCACCAGAATTAGTTAATGCTTTATCACGTGGAAGTTTTGCTGCTAAGAAAGGCGGAAAACATCCTGCACTTAAAGTGAATAAATTAATATCACCAATGAGTTTAATAGGTACTGGTGGTTTGCTTGGATATCTTTACAATGATTTGACAGGGACGAAAGCTACTCAGCCACCACCCCAACGATAATATCAAAAGGAATTTGATATGACGCAAGTTTTTACATTAGAGCCAAATCCGCATTGGGTGATTATTGATAATTTCTCAAAGTTACCAAATGGTGCTGCGATCTATACTTATCGTTCATTAAATCCAACTGAATTTAAACCCGCTTTCCAAGATGCAGGTGGTACGATTCCTTATGGGCAACCCATTGTTGGTTTTGGCAATGGAACTATGCCACCTATTTTTTGGGAGTTTGATGATACCGCTCCCGAAGAAACCTATTACATCCAAGTTTGGAGCGCTCCTCAAGATGCTGGTGGTGTCTTCCTGTGGGACTTTGATGGATTATCAGGTGGAACAGGTGGTGGGGGCGGAACGATTATCACTAATAATGATGTTGAGAATTTGGTTGTTAATGGTCAATTTTATCGTAATGCAGGGGATCAAGTTGGCGCACCTTCTATTGCGACACAAATCACTCTCGCTCCTAGCAATAATGCAGGAATAGGCGGATATGCTAATAGCGTAAATGATGGGGCACCTGCGCCTGATATCATTTTTGCGAAAAACAATCAAACTGATAGTGACAATATTAATTTTGTTACTGTTACACCAATTGGAAGTGCGAATATCGCTCCTAATCCTACACCTCAAATATTTGTGAGATACAACTGTACAGTTGGTGGAACAGGTCAGACTTACAAATACATTCAATTTCCAATTGTGAAAGGATTACAGAATTTAAGTGGTTCAACAATTAGCGTTCAGATGTATGCAAAATTAAATTCAGGTAACACAACTGATGTCACCATGTCATTGCGCCAATTCTTTGGTAATGGTGGTTCACCCTCTGCCGATGTTGTCACTCCGATTGGTGGTGGCCCAATAAATTTAATCTTAAATACATGGACAAAAATTGTTATCAATTCACAAGTCATCCCAAGTATTGCTGGAAAAACATTGGGTCAATGTGGAAATGATGCGTTATTCATGCAAATTAATTTTCCCTTGTCCAATGCAATTAATTTAGATTTTATTCTTCCTTCAATGTATTTAGGTGCACTTACTTCTAATTTTGATTTCCATACATTGGATCAAGTAGATTCAATTGTTAATTCGCCACGCACTGGTGATGTTAGGACTTCAATTGCAAGTTATATATTAGGATGGGTGCCAATGAACAATGGCACGATTGGTAATGCATCTTCTGGTGCAACTGCACGTGCTAATCAAGATACCTTCCAGTTATTCGATCTTATATGGCGTAATTTCCAAGCCAACCAAGGCTTAGCCCCTATGTTTAACGGGACAACGCCAATTGCATATGGCGCAGATTCAGTAACGGATTTTACTGCCAATCGTAAATTATCACTTACTAAAAACTTAGGTAGAGTCATGGCGGGCGCATTGCCTGTAGTTGCCAGCCAAGCTTTCACTAGAAGTGGTAATTTATTACAAGTTACTAGCAGTGATGGGTTTTATACAGGAATGGCGGTAAAGGTTTCTGGTGGTGGATTGCCATCTCCATTAGTTGCAGGAACTATCTATTTTGCAATAGTGATAGATGCTACTAATATTTCACTGGCGACAAACACTGCAAATGCATTAGCTGGTACTGCAATTACATTAACAACGGCAGGAACAGGTACATTAACCTCAAACATTCCTGAGACATTAGGTAATTTCATTGGTGAAGAAGTACATCTTCAAGCCACAAATGAAGTAGGAGTTCATGCCCATACTACCCAAGCCGGATTTTTTGTGTTGGATGGCGATCCTGGAGATGTATCATTGCCAGGCGGTGGTACAAATACTTCACGTACAAGGAATAGTACCGCAAATAATCAATCTGCGGCTTCTCAGGTACCAATGAATATTATGCAACCAACTGTTTATATGAATGTGTTCATTAAGCTATAATCGGTACGTTAACAAATGGAATTTGTGATCACAATTTAAAAGGAACTTAACTCATGAGCTTTCAACAATATAATGTTTACCCTGCCTTAACTCCTGTACGACTCGTAGCGACGACAAACCAAGCAGGTACCTATTACAATGGCCCTTTAAATAATGGCGTAAAAGCTACATTCACTTATGCTACAGGCGCTTTGACGATTGATAGCGTGGCAGTAGAAGTAGGAGATAGTGTCGCATTGGTAGGTCAAACTAATGATAACGAAAATGGTATCTATGTTTGTACTCAAGCTGGTGCAACTGGCGTATCTGCAATCCTCCAGCGTCGTGGGGATATGCAATGTATCGAACAATTGAAAGCAGGTCTTTGGACATCTGTTGGTGCTGGTACCGTAAGTGCAGGTTCCATATTCGTAGTGGCTGAACCTCTCCCAGCTATTTTCGGTGTGGACGATCTTATATTAACAGCAGCAATTCCAGCAGGTTCAGGAACTGCGGCAGCCAAAGCGGCATCAGATAATGCACAGCCAACGGTTGCCTCTGTTGATGGCGCAACGACTGCGAACGCATTAGCCGTATTTGCTGATACCGCTGGTACAGTCAAAGATGCTGATGCTCCTGTCACCTTAGGCCAAAATCTGGCAATCACTGGTACATTAATTGTATCTGGCGCAATTTCTTCTACTGCTGGAAACATTACCTCTGGTTCATCAGGTGACGCTGGTACTTTCATCTCTTTCCCAGCAACTGCTGCTAACGGAACATTCATCTTCGCTGCTGCTAATGCTGGTGGCGCGTTCAATACGACCATTAGTAATGGCACGATGGCTCAAAGCACTGTCTACACGATTGCTGATATCGGAGCTGCTACGGGTGGTATTCCTGTTGCAACCGGTGCAGTAAGAATGAAGATGGTAGCTGATGCGGCTGCGGCTGGTGGTTCTGCGACACAAAACATCGTAGATGCTTTCTGTACGGCTGCGAGCGTGGTATTAGCTGTATGGCAAACCCAGACCAATCCTGCTGTGATTCAACGTGTTGTCCCAGGCGCTGGTTCCTTCGATATCATTTCAGATGTCGATGCAGGCGCAGGTACTGTTAATTATGTAATTATGAAGTAATGAAATAAGGGGAGGACATGAAGTTCTCCCTTAATTAAAGGCTCAACCAAATGATAAGGAAATCATTATGGCAACTCCTAATGTCAATATTCCTCCTTTAGATCCTAATCTTTATACCGCCCAGGTTCGTACTTTGGGTGGCCCGGCTCGAACTGGCACCGTTACCTATGATACCGGTTTTACCAATTCGACTACTCCTGCTGGTGTTTTTGAATTTTCTCGATGGATCTATGTTGGTGTAACAGGTGATCTTGCTTATACAAAATGGGATGGCACAACTGAAATACTTCCTAATTTAGCGGCTGGCATCTGGCATCCTATTTATGCTAAGAACATTTTGACCGCAGGATCAACAATTGCTGCCAATATGTTGAGATGGGGTAGTTAATGTCCTATTTCTTAGGAAGCATTCCCATTATGTATTATCCCTTGGCTGCGGAAGAAGTTCCTTTTCCTCCTCATGGGTTTTTATTGATTACGGATGGATCGGATTTTTTGATGTCTGATAACACTCCTCTTCTGACAGCAGGCGCATAACTATGTCATTAACATTAGAGCAAATATATGCGTTAAATCCATCGACAACGGTAAATAACACTGACTTATTTTATCTGGTTCAGTCTCCTTATACGCCTGGCTCTGATTCTGCGATCCTTGGTTTAGATTTAAAAACTGCATTCGGTGCAGGTACAGTCACCTCAATTACAGCAGGGACTGGCTTAACTGGTGGCACAATTACCACATCTGGAATAATAGCATTAGCTGTTCCCGTGACAGCCGCAAATGGTGGTACAGGAATTGTTAATCCTGGAACCATTACGGTTGGTGCCAATTTTGCAATGTCAGGGGCATTTGCCTTTACAGGTACATTGACTGGTATTACAACCGTCACCTTTCCAACCACAGGAACACTCGCAACTACTAGCCAATTACCAACTCCGGCTGCTTTAACTCGAGTTGATGATACGAATGTCACGCTTACTTTAGGTGGCACTCCAGCCACATCATTGCTCCAGGCTGTATCTTTAACATTGGGGTGGTCTGGAACCTTAGCTGGAACAAGAGGAGGCACAGGCGTTAATAATGGCGCCAATACGGCGACTTATGCAGGTAATCTTAATTTTGCTGGTTCCTTTACTACATCTGGTGCCTTTGCGGTTACCCAAACTTATACAGGCATAACAAATGTTACCTTTCCTACATCCGGAACATTGGCTACTACCTCTCAATTATTGACTTCACCTTTGACAACTAAGGGTGACATATGGGTTTATTCTACAACAAATGATCGATTACCCGTTGCAACTGGCGATGGGAAAATTCTACAAGTGAGTTCGGGTGCTTCAACCGGACTTGCTTATTCAACTCCTACTTATCCAAGCGTAAGCGGTACTTCGGGAAAATTTTTAATCTCAGATGGGACTAATAATGTTTATTCAACATCAACTATTCCAACAAGTGCAGGTGCGACTGCTAATAAAGTTTTATTAAGTGATGGTACGAATTATGTATTATCAACTCCCACATTCCCTAATGCATCCGCTTCCTCTGGAAAATTTATACGATCAGATGGGACTAATTGGATAGCATCAACGCCAACATTACCAACGAGCGCCGGTTCTGCAGGTACAATACTTCGATCTGATGGAACTAATTTTTTAAGTTCTACATCAACCTTTGCAGACACTTATAGTGCAAGCACATTACTTTATTCAAATGGTGCAAATACTGTTACGGGATTAGCAACAGCCAATAATGGCATATTAGTGACAAATGGTAGCGGTGTTCCAAGTATTGGTAATACAGTTGGTGCTGGCCTTACGATGCCTAGCATTACTTTTAATTCAACTACTGGCATAGTGGGAACAACCACTAATGATAATGCTGCGGCAGGTAGTGTTGGAGAAATAATTAATTCAGGTTTTGTAATTAATGTTGCTATGACAAGTGCTGTTTCTAAAACTATTACTAGTATTAGCTTAACAGCAGGTGACTGGGATGTTCATGGTTTATTTCAAACAGCTGTTAATGTAGCAACAACACAAAGTTTTGTGACTGCTGGTATTAGCACTACTAACAATACACTTCCAACACCATCAGATATTGCTACGACAGGAATTGTGACACTTCCTTATGCTGCATTAACTGGATTTAGTGTGGCTGCGCCTCTTCAGGTTGCAAGATTATCTTTGGCTTCTACCACAACAGTTTATTTGGTTGCGCAGGTTGTTTATGGTGTTAATACATTAACAGGTTCCGGAATAATATGGGCACGAAGAGCAAGATAATTAGAAATTATTAATTTATAAGGATTTGATCATGGCTGGAGTGAAAATATCAGGATTGCCACTTGTTCCTTCTGCACAATTAACAGATTTTCTTCCTATAGTTCAATCAGCAACTACTCAAAAAGAAACATTACAACAAATCCTTACTTTATTTAATTCTAATATTCAATTATTAAGCGCAGCTCAAGTATCAGGATTACCTGCAACACTCAATGGACTATTGCCTTTATCGGGTGGCACTATGACCGGTCCATTAATCTTAAGTGGCACCCCTGTATTACCGCTGGAAGCTGCTACTAAAGCTTATGCTGATTCCATTGCTGCAGGCTTTACTGTCATACTTGCAGCTGATGCAGGGACAACCGCTAATCTTAATGTTACTCAAGCCGGAGCGGGAATAGGGGCTACTTTAACTGATGCATCGGGCACGTTTGCCGCCTTTAGTGTAGATGGTATCAGTCCTTCGTTAAACAGTCGTATATTGGTTAAAAATCAAACATTAACCGAACATAATGGTGTATATGTTTTAACCACTAATGGCGATGGTGTGTCTGTTCCTTATGTTTTAACCCGATCAACAGATTATGATACCGCGCTAGAAATTAAACCTGGAACCTTAGTGGCTGTTAATAATGGTACAGTAAACGCTAATACGTCTTGGTTGGAAACGGCAACCGTCGTAACAGTTGATACTGATCCTGTTTTATTCAGCCAATTTACTTTTTCTCCTGGATCATTTTTTTTAATATCAAATAATTTATCAGAAGGTGTACAAGCCACTAAATTGGTTAATTTAGGATTAGGCACACCTACTGGCACTGGTAATGTAGTATTACAAACCTCTCCTACTTTAATCACGCCTGTGTTGGGCAATGCCGAAGCAGATACTTTACAGTTAAATAATGCTAGCGGAATATTAGATATCAATGGCAATATTCTATTAGCGATTAACCCCATACCCGTATCAGTCAATTATTTATCCATCAATAATCAAGTCACTGGATTTCCGCCTGGATTTATTGCAGCCGGAACCGATGCTGATATAGGGATTATTTTATTTTCCAAAGGAACAAGTGGCATTTATCTCAAAGGTTTTAGAGATGGAAGTGCTGCCCAAACTGATTATGTAGGAGAAACTTTATCAAGTGTTGTAACTCAAGGCAGTCCCGTAGTACAAATCCGTAATACAGCAATTAATGTAACAAGTATTTCATTATCTCCTGGTGATTGGGATGTATGGGGAAATGCAACTATTGTTACATCAGGAACTACTCCAAATGGGTTTTTCTCATGGATTAGTACTATTTCGGCTACTTTGCCTAGCATGGAGCTTAGATCAGGAATAAACTTAGCGAGTGGATCAATTGCTAATGGTACAGGAATAACTGCATCCACTATACGTGTAAATGTTAGCAGTACCACAACTGTATATCTTGGTAGTTATTTAACAAATTCTTCTGGTAATGGAACTGTTTGTGGTCAGTTATATGCAAGAAGAAGAAGATAGTGTTATTAATTTTTAAGGAAAATATTTATGTCAAATGAAATTATTGAAAATCTTAATTTTGAAAAAGTAGCATTAAATGATTCTTATATTGTTGCCCTTCAACAAATTCTTGAGCTTAGAAAAATAATATTAACGAAAAATAAAATGATTGAAGAACTTAATGCAAATATTAAAGAATTATTGACATGGAAAAATTTGCATCAAGATAATATACCTAATGATTCAAGTAGTTAACCTTTTAACGAATAAACATCTTTTTGGGTTTTATCTTTTTTGATTGATGTCCAAAAGATTTAGCAATATCAATGGCCATCTGTGTAGCTTTACGCTCATGATGGCCAGTATATTTAATTTCTCTCATTGGCTTTGGTACCAATGGCCTACTCTTACCTAATATCACACCCATAGATTACCTTTAATTATTTGACCAAATAAATTAAAATGATGATGTTTTCTTATTCACTTTCATTCAATAAGGATATTATACAATGAAAAAAGATAAATCTAAACATACTAAAAAATCTGCTAAGCACATGAAGAAAGAAAGCCCTAAACATGAAAAAGATGAAAAGAAAGAAATTAAAAAGTTATCTAAAATGCATAAAATGAAATATTAGTTGATAACCGCTATTATTCATTGATAGCGGTCATTTTTATTTACATCTAATTTATAAAATAAATTCATTGTTGAAATTTTTTTATCTGCTTAATACATTGATCACGTAATATCTCACCATGTAAATGCATTACATAACAACATTGTGCACGCGGATGTTGAGCAAATGTTTTATGGCATCTTTCGCATTCAATAATGGATTTTGAAATAATTAAACCTTCTGATGAGGTTTCAGTTGTAGTTGAAATAGAATTATGAAAACAAAATAACTGCTTTAATCGAGTTAACATTATTTATTATCCGTAAATTCAATATCGGTAATCATGGGTTGTTTAGAAATAAATTCAATTATTGAATCAATAAATGAATTTACTTTAATTTCTATTTCATTATTTCCTTCTGATGTTATTTTCATTAATTGAAATGCACATGTCAGATTTGCACTTAATATTAAATTAATTAAATCACTCGTATCTTCTTCTTTATCGGATAATTGCTTTAATAAGAATAAATATGATGTTTTGATTAATTCTTTTGATAATTCATTTGTAAGTTGTTTAAAATAATCATTCATTAATAATATCTCTTAAATAGTAATTTACATTTCATGCAACTAAAGTTCCCAGATGCAAAATTAAATTTGACTTTTTCTGATTTACAACCGGGACAAATAGTTTTTAGTTTAACTTTTCTGTTCAATTCAACTTTCCTTTTTCTTCAACAGAATCTAGCATTTTCATCATGGTTTTATGATGACTTAATAATAATTTCTCCATGCTAATGTCATAACCATTCATTCCTTTGAATAAAGTTTTACAAGTTGTTAGCATGTTTCCATCTAATACAGCTAATGTAGCAACAATAATATTAATTACTGTATCAGTATCAATTTGTTTTGGATCGCCTTTTGAAACAATATTTAATTGACGTGTTAATTTACGTTTCATAAAGGCAAATGTGTCTTTAGAAATAATGGTACATATATCTTGAAATTGTTTATCGGATAATTTCATTAACAATCCTTAATTAATAATAATGGGATGAATAGTATGCTGATACTTTAAATCAAATTTTTCGTAATGCTTGGTATCTTCAAGAAGAAGATAATCTGAATTATAATGGCCTTGATTTGGTATATCCAATCCACATTGAACATTAATCCAATCAGCAAGATTATAGGCATCAGCATATGGAATATTTAATTTTTCCGAAACATAATCACCTGATTTGACTCTTTCCATATCAAAGAAGAATGCACCTACTCTTTCTAATGCGACAAATAATTTTGAATGGATAAAAAATGAAATTAATTTGAATTGTGTGCCATTACCAAGATTAATAAACTTAACTACAGGTTTTTCATTGACAATAATCTTTTTCCAAATAACTTTTACTTCACTCATGTCTGTAACTCCCAAGTTTTTAACTGAATAAATTACTTTTTATTCATGCCGTATAATGCGTATGCCATCGTAATCAAATGATAAAGAATAGTACTGATCCATGAACTTTTATCACAATCCTTAATAACATTGAATCGACATAACGCATCATCCAACAAAGTAAGACCTTCTTTGATTAGCTCATCCTTAGGTACTTCCATATTCCTCTCCTTATTTCATAATTTCCCAATCATTACTGCATAGACATTTAAAGGTTGGCATAAACTCATACTCAACCTGTCTACACATCGCCAAGTTGCCATTATCCACAAAGATAAACGAATCTAGTGTTTCATCACGGGTAATAGCTTTCTTTTGTTTCAACTCTTCTAATGCTTCCAAGAAAGAAAGTTTTCTACCATCACCATCTACTACTAACCAATCTTTGGAAAGTAGTAGGTTGGCATTACCATAGAAAGAAATGTTCTCACCCCGAAATGTTTTAATCGCATCATTAATCAGACGCAAATGCATGTAGGGTTCCCATTCCTTGCGTCTAATCTTTTTACCTGCTAACAATTCCTTGTGCGCTTTATCGAAATTCATTTTCATTTATCCTGTCATTCAGAATGGTATAGAATCATTTATAAACTCATCTGCTGGCTTACCAATCACATTGGACTTGCCAATGATATAATCCTCAATTACATTCTTATCAGGATATTTGGAACCTACTGGTTTACCATTTAGCTTATCAAAAGGTATTTCATTACCTTGCTGAGTTTTAACCTTAACTCTTACATGTTGGTTAGAAGCATCTTCTGGTGTAAACTTTTCATCCAGATATAGTTGTTCCTGACCAGAAGAGTCGCAGAAATGTTTTAATTTCCATAACATCTTCTCAGTGAAAACTAAAAAGTCCCTTATATCATGCGCATTACCTGCTTTGTCAAATACTGCAAGTGTCATATCAGCCATCACATTATTGGATTTGGACAGAGAACGGGTGGCAACTTTCACCACCGCGTCATATTCACCGTCTTCCAGAAGATTAAATCTTGCCTTCATCACATCTTCTTCATTTAGTGCTTTGTATAAACTCATGCTGCTTCTCCTTGAATAGTAGATTTAAGATATTGAATGCATTTTTCCATTGCTTCCCGTGGCATTTCTGACCATTCTTCGGCAGAAGCCTTACTTTTCCACTTGCTATATACTTCCTCTGGTGTTTTAAGTAATTCGATTAATCTGGTTAGCTCTTTTACTTGTTCAACGGTAGCTAATTCCTGTGGTTTAGCATCACGTTCTAATACTTCTCTTCCAAATCGATTAGCAATTTCATCATAACTAAATGGAAATGTATCAGTATCAGGGAATGTCTCAATACGTGACTTCTTCACAATTCCAATACGTTTATCCCCACGTTTCTGTATTTCAAATACTAAATCAAACAAGTAATCTAACTTCTTGTAGCAATCAAAGGTTTGGCCTAATACCGCCAGGTTCTGACCATATTCATTCTTACTATGTGAGGTGATGATCACATTCATGTCTATGCGAAAGAGCAGGTTAAGCAACTGTTTCATGCGCTTATTGGCTTCACCATAATGTCTGCCAAACTCTGTTCCTACTTTCTTCTCCGCCTTCTCTAATAAATCATTGTAAAGGTTAGTCAATGAATCAATGACCAATGTCTTATAATCATGCTTGATGGTCAGCAATTGCTTTAACTCATTGACCATTTCCTCAAAATCTACTGTCATGAGTACCACACCACTGGCCTTATCAATTGCTTTAACATATTGAGGTTTGTTGGTAGAACCTTCTGTATCAATGATGTAGGGCTTCGGAAATTGTATCGCTGCCATTGTCTTACCCACACCTGCTGATCCATAGAATAAAGCTTTTAATCTTTGTTCTATCATTGCTGGTTTCTTTGCTCGTAAAGCCATGTTATATACTCCTATCAAATGTTGTGCTCAGTTAAGAGCGTTCAGATAAATCCTTCGGAGACACTCAATGAATGCCTCCTGAGTATTTATCTCATCCGTGGCAATCTCTACTGCAAAACCATGAATCACAACAGCTTGCTTTTACCCAATGGTCATCTCTTTCATCTCTTAATGTTTTATCGCTACAACCTTCGCAATAAATGAGCTGATCTTCCCAAATCATGTTTTCGCATGCTTCTATACATGCTTCTTTTGTTCCCATATGTTCTGGATAATGTTCGTAAAGATATTTTTCAGCCGCAATCAGATCAAGAAATGTCACTGAATCATTACCATGTATGCCATAAATGGTTCTCATGACTATCTCCTTACCCAATAAGCTTCGCCATTGTCGTAATGAGTTCGTCTAATTAATCCTGCTTCTTCCATATCTTCTGAATAAACTTCATCACATTCGCTATCTAAAAGATGTTGGATATGATCGATATATTCATTAAACACAGCTTCAGTTCGAATAGGATTTTCACAAGCCCACTCATATTCCTCACTGTCAGTGACATGAGAAAGAATAAGTTTTTTGTCAGATAATGAGAAAGTAGCTGGATCAATGGCATAGCTGCCATCAGAGTAATGTCCATATTCTCGGATGAGATTATGTAGCAATCTGGTCAAAGATAGTCCTTTCATGGTGTAGATACCTTCCTTAGTATCTTGAACAACTAAACGTAATTGATGTATATTACTTTTATTCATCTTTGTAACTCCCAAAGTTATTGATGATTAGTATCAGTGGGGATTGCCGTCTCCACTGCTACGCTTTAAATCTATTTTATAAAAAACATTACTATCCCTAATATTGTTGTCATTGATCCAAATCCTGTTACCAATGCCTTGATCATGAATTCTTTAAGGTCTGTCTTTAATCTATATTCCATAGCAATCAAATCTTCTTTAGTAGCAATATGTGTATTAATCATATTTACCATTTCTTCTGCTTGCACATCTGCAATCCTTGCTGCCATACCTGCTTCCTTTAACTTGTTTGCATAAGTAATTGGATTAAATGTTATTGAAGCCATAACTTACTCCTCATTGTTGTTGTCAGTAGCTTTTATCTTCTTCTGCATACTTTTCTCTAATATATCTTTCACTATATCTTGTAGATTGACACGCTTCCTCACTGCAAGCACCTTGAGCTCTGTCCAGCACTCAAGGGACACGCTTGTTGTTACTTTCTTCTCTTCTTTGCTCATGACCCCTTCCTTATTTCCTGATTAGATGATGTTATGATACCAAGACATCACTTGATGTCAACTTATTTTCACACTTTTTTTTATATTTTTCTAAACAATCATTGATTAACTCTTGAAGGGACATATCTCGATCAACTGCTCTTTTTTTAAGAAAAGACCACGTTTGTCTATCTAATCGCAAAGTAAGAATTTTCCTATCTTGCATTCTTTCTCTCCTGTTATTGATGTATTTATATATAATAAGTAAAGATATCACTTGCTTATTAAAATGACAAGGAGTCATCATGGAAAAGTATCACCAATACAGTGCCATCAAAAGAATAATTGATGAATATTTTAATATGAAGGATGATAAGAAATATGAAGATTTTATTAAGAAATTAGTTATGATACTGGGGATATAAAAAACAAGGGGAAGTTAGACGCTTCCCCGTTTTTGTTATTCCATTAACGATTATCAAGGCAATTTTAAAGGACTTGCACGGATTTGCAAAGACTTTTTGCCTTCTGGAGTAAGAATGAAACCGATTGCCCCTCAAGGGGAATGGCTAAGAGATAGGCTTTTAGCTGATCACAAAGAAATCATTTTTATTTTTATGGGGACTAAAGCCGAAGAGCGAGCAAGAGGCTTCCTGCCTGAGCTTCCTTACACGATATACCTTCCGTTCAGAACTTCCCCTTATGCCTATACATGGCCAGTCAATGGCTGTGAGGTTTATCTCACTGATACTGATTTATCTTCAGGATTATTTTTAAAAACATTTGTGATGTGCCTGTTCATGCATGGCGCAACGCTTATTCATTACTTATCCAAAAAATATTCTCAAACATTCAGAAGGAGCTAACAATGCATAAGGATGCCGATAATTCATTTATATTTTCAGAAGAAGAAATCGAAGCAAAACGCAAATCCCATAATATCACGCCAATTAAGCCTATTAAACAGATAGAACCTTTGACAATGGAGATGATTCAGCTTGAAAACCCTCCTCCAAAGCAATATGCGCTTTATCCTATTCTACCCGTGCAAGGTATTGCATTAGTTTTTGCAGCGGCTGGAGTAGGAAAGACTATGTTTACACTTAATCTTGCCTATGCCATTGCAGGTGGAGGCAATTTTCTTGGATATACTGCTCCCAAGCCACGCAAGATACTTTATATCGATGCAGAAATGGCCTATGTGGATATACACAGTAGACTTATGCAAATCTCAGTACAGCAAGGAAAACTCGACATTCCTGGTAATTTTTTCATATATACGCCCGATAGAATGATGGCAAAAGATGAAACCATTCCAATTCGTATGCCAAAAATATGCTCGCCAGAAGGACAAGCATTTTATTCAGATGTAATTGAACGTCACAACATTGATGTCATAGTTTTTGACAATCTTTCCATGCTAACTACGGTTAATCTTGATACAGGGGAAGATTTGCATTTATTTACAGATTGGCAGCTACATCTGCGTGCCCGTGGAAAGACTATGATCAATGTACATCATGCAGGTAAGGACAAAAATGGTTATCGTGGATCATCAAAGCTAATTGACCATGTTGATACAGCCATTTCTCTTCAAGCCATTGATGATTCACTTCCTGAAAATGCTGATGATTCTCTTATGGGAAAACGTTTCAAGGTAGTTTATCAAAAAAATCGTTCCTTTTTTGGCAAAGAATCTCTTCCTTTTGAAGTGACTTTTCATAATGAGAAATGGTCATGTCGAACTATGGAGAAATCAGAAATGGAAAGAGTAGTCGAAATGGTCAAGCTCGGAATGAATCAAGTATCTATATCCAAAGAACTTGGATGTGGTCAGTCAAAGATAGCTAAACTCATCAAGAAAGCACGCGGCTTTAAGCTCATCGACTAGGAATACCCTAGTGCATAATATTTTTTGGAATAATCACTCACAAAAACCCTCTTGAGCCCAATATCCACGGGCTCTCCAGCATTATTCCACCACTGGAATAATCTTGGAATATTCTTGGAATATGGAATATTCCATTATTCCATTATTATTCCAATTTTATTCCATTTTTATTCCATGGAATATATATATTAATCATATAGTTATAATATATTATTCCATTTATATAATTGCCCAGGGGGGGGTTGGAATATTCCAGTCAAAACACAATCAAGAATATTTGTTTAATTATTAACCAAAAGGAGAGAGTAAATGAAGTTCCTGGAAACTATATTGGGTGTTACAACAGATACATTTTAGATATGAAATGATAAAGCTAATTATTGAAGCCAAATAATTGAAGGATTACATATGCTTAACCGATCATGGAAAGATCAAAAATTGTACATTTGTGACATGATGAGGCAAATCTCGGATCATTATGGTGGAGATGATATAGAATGGCTTAGAGATTATGCTAAGTTGATTATTGAACAGCATAAGGATGATTTCTCAAAGGCTATCTCATGCTTCGAGGATTTGCTGGAACAAACTAAGTACGCAAGGAGGCCATGTTCTACATGAAACATCCATCGGAGTTAGAGGCGCAGTATGCGTGGCAACGCAAAGGAAAGAAGTATAAGACGAAATACTTTGCTGCATTAGGACAATTATTTGGAGATGAAAGCCATGACAAGGAATGTCAGGTTGAAACCAATAGCCACCGAGGATCAAGAACAGATCAAGCTGGCTACTTGGATGACAAAGCAAGGAATTAGGTTTTATGCCATACCCAATGGAGGGAAACGAAATCTATTAGAGGCGGTCAAATTGAAGCGTATGGGCACGATGCCTGGAATACCTGATCTATGTATACCCATTCCTTCAGGATCGTACCACGGGCTTTATATTGAGCTTAAACGAGAAAAGGGTGGAAAGGTCTCTGAATCTCAAGCTGATTGGCTTGCATTCTTGAGAGAAAAAGGGTATTACGCACAGGTTGCAAAAGGATTCGAGGAAGCAAGGGAGATGATAGTTCATTATTTCAGCTTTACTAGACCCGCTGCATAAACTATTTCAAACAACCAACTGCCTTGTTTGTTGAAATGATAGGTGCTTTCAAGGGCACCTATCTCAGGTTATTTATGGCAATCGCGGCGTGGACAGTGACACGCACTGCGCATATTAAGGGATGAGGTAGCTCCTCAAACTGGAACAGGTGATAGGGCTTTATTAAGCTGATGAAGTACTGATTCAGCCAGTGCAATTCTGGCTTATTCCCATTTTAAGGTAATCTTCGTCTAGAAACTAGGACACTTGCTCGAGCAGAAACGCCAGGATGAGAACAATGGCAGATTATCAATTAAATTAATGATTATTATGGGAACAAGTAACGCCTTGCCGCCTCGAACGGCTTTCTCTATCATCGCTGATAGCCAAGGTTCCCTTAGGCGCTACTTGTTCCGGTTAAGTGAACCCTGGGAACGCTGGGAGTTTATTGGATTTAGTTAAGGAACTCAAGGATAATTAAGAGTCGATGCCACAAGGCCAACGTATGGGTCTATTGTGGTAATGAAGGAACGTCATTTTACGTGTGCAGCCAATGTGCCATTTGATATAACTTATAAAGATATTCCTATTCCTGAATTTTGCCCTGTACTGGGAATTAAATTGGTTAAAAATACCCCTCGTGTGAAATTTAATAGTGCAACTATTGATAGAATTAATCCATCATTAGGATATGTAAAAGGAAATGTGATAATAATATCGTGCAAAGCTAATCAGATTAAAAATAATGGAACACCTGATGAAATACTGAAAGTTGGATTTTATTTCAAAAATTTATTAGGAGGTATGGATGAGCCCGGAATCAAGACAAAAGTTGAAAGGATTACTTGTTACCCATGAAAATTATAGACAGTTTCCATACACAGATACGACAGGGCATCTTACTATCGGTATTGGGCGCAATCTTATTGACCGAGGCATTAGTACGACAGAAGCATTTTATCTTCTTGATGATGACATCCTTTATTTTAGTAGTAAGCTTACTCATTATCTTCCGTTCTTTATCGACCTTAGTGAAAATCGCCAGATTGCACTCATCAACATGTGCTTCAATCTTGGGGTGCAAGGATTTCTGGGATTTAAAGGCATGATATTAGCACTCGAAGCGCATGATTATGAACGTGCAGCGAAAGAGATGCTAGATAGCAAATGGGCGATACAAGTAGGTGAGAGAGCCACGCAATTAGCAGCCATTATGCGCACCAATGAATTGTAAAATTATATCAATTTAGCCATACTGTACGAAATTATTGCAAAGGAATTGCATAGTGGAATTTCGACCGGGACAACCAACTTATCTTGATGATGCTCTCATTGAGAAGATTATTTCAAACATTCCTCGTGTATTTATCATGAAACACGTTGCTCAATTATCCAGCATTCCCAACCAAACGCTTAATACATGGATGATGCGTGGGAAGAAGGAAATTGAGGCTGAGATCGAATCTATTTACACCAAACTTTACATTGCATATCACGCTAAATTAAGCGAAGCGCTTTCTGGATTACTTGAAGAACTAAAAAAATGTCGTCCAAATTATGGCGCAATTGTCTGGATATTGGAGCATTGTTATAAGAAGGAATTTATGACATTGCCAGAAGATGTTCAGAAAATTATCGATTGGGTGAACAATCATATCAAGCCGATGTTAGAAAAAGGAGGTTCTATTAATGGCGAACAAATCAAAGAAATGGATTCAGAAGGCGATCAAACATCCGGGTGCCTTACATAAGGAATTACATGTTCCTATAGGTAAAAAGATACCCGAAGCGAAGCTTGAAAAAGCTTCCCATTCATCTAATCCCAGAATGAGAAAACAAGTAAATTTAGCACGGACTTTGCGTGGATTACGCAAATAATGGATCTAGTTTGTTTAAATAACGAATTTAAAAAGGAACTTTAACATGAGCAAAGAAGTCAATGAAAAGGCATGTTTTCTGGATATGCCAAATGGTTTGGAAGATAAATCATCCTATTTGCAGAAATTTGTCAAAGCACCTAAATTCGATTATCCGATGAAAGCATCATCGGAAGGGAAGGAAGTGCCAGTTAACAATGAAGCCATGAAGATATCATTAGGTTGTTAAGGTTGACAAAGTCATCGAGTATAGTTGACAAACTAATGGCATAAGGTTGACAAATGGATTGTCCTGGTTGCAAATATTCTGATACACGGATTATTGATACGCGTCAAAGCAGTGAGCATACTGTAAGGCGTAGACGTCAATGTATGCGTTGTGGATTAAGGGTCACCACTGAAGAACAGGTCAGTGTGCCTCGTAAGAAGAAGGAAGTTCAGCGTGAATCTCGGGCACGGTGATAAAGACAAGATTAAGCAAGCATTAAGTATCTGTGAGCGCTTTGTAGACTCCTACAATAAGCGTACTCAACGCCATATTACATTTGAACCATCAAGGACGGTGATTCATGCAAGCGATCAGGACAAAATATACATTCCTTCTCCAACTGGTAAACTTTTTCATGCTAGCAATGGTTTTGTTGATCTCGTTATCGGCCCATATGGTTCTGGGAAATCTACCATGTGCATCCAGCGAATCATCGAGTCCACTTGTCGTATGCCATTCTGGTATAACGGAAGAAGAAGAGCGAGATGGGCAGTGGTCAGAAACACAAGCGGTGAATTATATTCCACCACCCTACAAACCTGGCTTACATGGTTTGGTGACCTTGGCGATATTAGAAAGAGACAGAAACCCCTCCTTACTTATGAACACGTTTTTAATGACGGTAATGGCATAATTGAATTAGACATTATTTTTATTGCCCTTGATCGACCTGAAGATGTTCGTAAAATCAAATCTCTTGAATTAACTGGAGCCTATCTTAATGAGCTTTCTGAGCTTCCTCAAAATGTCCTATCACATTTTAAAGGTCGTGTTAACGGGCGTTATCCTTCTCGTAGTTTCTGTGCTGAGCCTTATTGGTCTGGCATTATTGCTGATACAAATCCACCTGACGAAGACCATTGGATATTTAAGGATTTCGAAGTCAATCAGACTCCGAGTTATCACATCTTTCATCAGCCTTCGGGGTTAATTGAAGATGAACATGGAAATTTTGTTAAGGACAAAGATGGAAATTATCTACAGAATGTTAATGCCGATAATGCTAAACATCTCAGTGATGACTACTATCCCAAACTTGCTGAGAAGCAGACAGAAGGTTTCATCAAGGTATATTGCGGTGGAAAATATGGACTTGTGGAGTCGGGTAAGCGCGTTTATCCAGAGTTCAATTATGACATACACTCTGTTCCCAAGCTCGAAGCGATCCAAGGTGATTCATTATATCTTGGATGGGATTTTGGTCTTACCCCTGCTTGCGTTGTGGTACAAGTTACCGCCAGAGGACAAGTAAGATGCTTAAAAGAGTATGTAGCAGAAGATATCGGTATTAAGACTTTTGCAAAGAATATTGTTATACCTAGACTCGCAATCGATTTTCCTTATTGCAAGATATCTGACTGGGCTGAAGGTGATCCAGCAGGTGCAAAGGGTGATGAGATTATGGAAGAGCTTAGTTGCATTGGGGAGCTTTGTTCTCTCGGGATTCCCACACGTGCTGCTACCACAAACGATCCTGATGTGAGAATTAATAGCGTGCGCTATTTTCTTAACCTTATGATCGATGGTCAGCCAGCATTTTTGATTAGCCGTGAGGATTGTCCTATCTTGGTAAAAGGCTTTATGTCTGGCTATCACTTTAAGCGCCTATCGATATCAGGCGATGCAAGATATCAGGATAAACCGAATAAAAACAAATACTCTCATCCTCATGATGCATTACAATATCGGCTTATGCCTTTTGCTAGTGAGAGATTGGTGGATAGAGCTCCTAAACCAAAGGTTGATCCATTTGCTAATAATACCGTATTTAGGTGGACGAATTAATGTTTAAGAAAGTAATAGAAGGTAAAAATCAATTGAGAGATATAAATGTGGCTATTTCGGTTCAAAGTGGAAATACTTTAAAAGAGACAGCTAAAATTTATGGTCTTAGTACTCCAGAAAGATCACGTCAGATTCATGGAAGAATGATGAGAAAAGTATTAGGACAATTAGATAAATATCAAGCAGGGTGTTATGCGAAAGTTAATCAATGTAAAGAATATTTAGATTGTCTTATAGCTTATAGAGATTTCTTTTTATCTAAAATCAATGATAGATCAAAATGATAATTATATTTTATTTTCAGGATGTGAGGGATTGATTATGACGATGGCAACAGAAGATAATCTTTATCTTATAGCAAAACAGGTTCAGCTTCTTGTAAAGGTTATGACAGATATTAATAAAAATCTTTCCAGAATATCAGAAGAAGTATCAGCTATTAATGAAAGGAATTATGAAGATGGAAGATAATAGTGACAAAGCATTCGACCATCAAGTTGAACCACAAATCGGTTTAACTGTTGAGAAATATACTGAAGCGAAAGACAAGATATTTAACAAGGAACAAGAAATGTTTTATCGTGCTACGGATTATAGGGGAAGTTAAATGAGCCATGCGGAGATGGAAGTAATGATTAAATGCTGGGGAAAGAATGAAAATGAGCATCTTACTATTATTAATGGAAGTGATGATAAGCATATTTATGTAACGACAGATTCTGATCAAAGACAGATTGAAATTAATATTGAAGAATTGAAGCTTGCTTTGAGGAAGATGACAGCTAAATGATTTATTAAACAACAGGAGAAAAGGTAATGGATTACGATTTTAGTGGATTATGTGCAGATCAATTAGAGAAATTAACAAAACGTTTACAATCGCTTAATAAAGCCTTTGTGAAGGAATATAAATTAACATTGAACGTGATTAACAATCCAGTTGCCAATGAACATCGTAGTGAAACTTTGATTGAGATTGAAGATTTATTGCGAGATCAGATTGGTAAGACTGAGATATTTTACACTGAAACTTTGAATAAAGTTCAGCGTTCATTAAGCAAATATTTATAGGTGATGAATGCTTAAACGATGGATGATGATATTTGTTGGTTAGGTAAAGATGGAAAACTTTATTATTACTCGGAGGTTTTTATGCCATTGGTCAAGGGAAAGAAAGCAAGTAGCAAAAAAGGGTTCAGCGAAAATATTAAACGTGAAATGCATGAAGGCAAGCCACAGAAACAAGCTGTTGCGATTGCTTATTCAGAAGCACGTCGTGGAAAGAAAAAAGGTAAAAAGAAATAATGATTATTCATTTTGATTTTAACCGTAACATTCTTACGAAAAATGAACCGTTTTATCCAGAAGGTCATAAAAGATTATTTTATACTGAGCAGGATAATGGTGATTTTGTTGCGGTGTTTTTTGGGGAGCCACATGTGATTGATTTGAATATAAAGGAAGAATATAAATGAGCGCATGTTGGTACTTTCATAAAGATTTTAACCCATGTCCTTATTGCCAACAAAAGGAAAATAGACAATGAGTTTGTGTGGATTAGGATTGTCTTGCGAACCACTTCCTTGTGAACACGGAAAGGAAGTGAGAAAAGAACAATGTCATTTATGTGATATTAAAAGGCAGATAACGGCATTGACTGATATGTATAAGTCATTGTCTGTTCGAGTAGTAGCTCAACATGAATTTAAGTTAAATCAGGTTGATGCTAACAAAATAATGGATAAAAAAGTTGATGATATCATTTCAAAATTAGAAGCTTGGAATGACGATTTAGAATATCTTGATTCATTATCTTTGCCAAAAAGAATAAATAAATTGGAAGAAATTATTAAAGACAATCCTGGCTTAATAAGCAGGATAGGCATTTTAGGTCAAGCTCTTCATGAATTATCAGAGGAGAACCATAAATTAAGAAAAATTCCTCACAAATGCCCTCTTTGTGAAGAATGTGGTGTCGCAGGGGAATTAGTATTAACGCATTGCCAAGCATGTGAAGGAAAAGGCATTGTATGGGGTTAAAAAGTCTTATGTTATAATTATCGGATTATTAGACAAGGAGCGTCAAAATGTCATTATACCAGAATTTAGTGTTTGAAGTTAACCTTCCCGGTCAGCCAGAAGATGGCTCTCAAGTTCGTTTCGTTCGCGTTAAATGCCAAAATACATTAGCTGAAGTAACAGCCGCAGGATTTATGGATGCAGCTATTAAATCGCAAGGATTGGCGTTATATGAGTCTGATTTTGTATTTGTGGCGGCATCAGATGGCAATCAGATTTATAAGCCCGTGATTTCAGCAGGAAGTGTGACGCTAACAGCGCTCCCCTAATTCCGGGTGTCTTTCCTTCACCTCCTGTTCTGACGCGCCCTTCCGTCAGGGAATGAAAGAGGGGCATAAATATTTCTTACCAATTGGGTAGGAATTGGTAAGAAATTGGTAATTGAAGCTCAGAAAGACTACGTAATGGCGCCTATAATCGTAGATCGAAGAGTCTCTGATTGTCCCTATGGGCAGGTCTGAAAATCGCTACCTAGAAATAGGGGAAAGTTAGGTTCAGGCTAAGCAGAGAGGTCGGGAGTGAAAAGCTCCCCAGTTACCAAAGTTAAATGTTATGTCAATGGAAAATGATATAACCAATTGATTATCTGATTAAAACAGAATGATTCTGTTAAATGATCAGATAACCTCTGTTAAATGTTCATAACCAAGGATGGTTAACATGGAACGTGATCCAAATGATGTGAATCAAGAGCTTCCTCCTGAACAATTAAATGAGATGGAAGAGAAGCGACTGGCTAGGCTTGATGAAGCGGGCATCAATGAAAATGATGTGCTAGAACAGGCTGGCAAGCACATGAATATTTGGCAATCCTACATGGGTGAAAATATCACTCGTGGTAAGGATGACGTGAACTTTGTTATTCGTGATCAATGGACAGCCGTAGAAAGATCAGAATTTACGCGACTTTTCAAGCCTGCGATGACATTTAATAAACTCTACGATAATGTCAAGAAAATAGCTGGCGAACAGCGTAAAAACAAACCAGACATAATAGTCCGATCCCTAACAGGGAAAGCCACCCAGGAACAAATAAACCTCCGAGCAGACTTAGTAAGAACAATATCATACCAGTCCCAGAATGATCTTGTGTATCAAACAGCATTTAAAAGTGCCCTCATGATGGGATTTGGAAGTTTTCAAATCTGTTTAGATTACGAATCACCCAAATCGTTTAATAAAATTATACGTTACGAGATGATCCCTGATCCCACGCGAACAGCTTTTGATCCTACTGCGTTGAAGCCCCATAAAGGCGACGGGAACTATTGTGCCAGATATTATGTCTTCACGCGAGACGAATTTTTTGCAACTTACCCATATGTGACCAATCCTGTATCATATGTTGACCCTTATATGCTCTTGGACTTCCAATGGCAGACCCGAGATACGATCACGGTTTGTGATTATTTTGTGAAAGAATGGTACCCATTAAATATTTATTTGGTTCAGCAAGGTGAAAAGAAGTTTTCTGTCACTGAAGATGAATGGAAGGATTTACAGGAAGAATATAAGAAGCAACTCGAGATTGTAGAAGGTCGAGAAGAGGCCAAAAAGATCATCGAGAAGATGGAGCCAAGGAAAATTTCTGAAAGGCAAACCCAAGATTACCGAATTATGCATTATCGTATGATTCGTAATCAGATTATTGATTTCTCTGAATGGCCTTCAAAACAATTGCCTATTATTTTTGTGGATGGCGATTCGTATTATATTGAAGGACGTCAATATACGAAGAGTTTTATACATGAAGCTCGTGATGCTCAAAAATGCGTTAATTATTTCGGATCGGAAATCGCAGCTGAAGTTAAGAATCGTCGCCGTGAACAATGGCTGGGAACCCCCGATAATATTGCTGGCTATGAACAAGATTGGCGCAACCCTGAATTACAAATGGGCATATTACGCGCTAACCCAGACCCTAAGACAGGCCAGATGCCGCAAAAGCAACCACCATGGGACTTATCTCCTGCCATTATGCAAAATTTTCAGCGTGCCACACAGGATATTAGAGAAATATTGGGATTTTCTGAAACAGAAGCACTTCAAGGTCGCGATATCTCTGGCAAAGCAAGACGTGAGCGTAAATTAGAAGGTTCGATGTCAGCCTATGTTTATTTTGACAACATGAATCAAGCGGTTGAGCAAGGCGGACGAGTAGTGAATGATCTTCTCAACTATATCATTGGTGAAGATGAACGAAATTTTGTCGTCAGTAAGAAAGATGGAAAAACCGATACCGTTACCATTAATGAGAGGTCATCAGATGGCACGATTAAAAATGATATTGGAACTGGTGATTTTGATGTTGAAATTGATACCGGGCCTTCTTTTGCTGTTCAAAAAGAAATTGCGCTGGAATTTCTGCAAACTACGCTTGCTGCAAATCCCCAAGCATTCCCCATCATTGCTGACCTTTGGGCTAAGAATTTGGACGTGCAGTTTATGCCTCAAATTGCGGAAAGGTTTAAGACAATGGTACCGCCTGAGATTTTGGCAAAAGAAGAAGGAAAGCAACTCCCTCCTAAGCCGCCTTCTCCGCAAGAACAAATGATAGAAATGGAGATGAAGGCTAAACAAGCTGATATTCAAGCCAAGATTCAGAAGATTCAGAATGAGAAAGAAGAACTGGAATTAAAACGGCAGCAACATATTCTTGAGCAAGTGGAATTATTGTTGCGTGCTAAGAAAGATGAACGTGATGCTGCATTAAATGTTTACGATCATCAATTGAATTTGCATAAGACAAAGATTGCTCATGGTTTGGATCACAAAAAGGCTGATCAAGATTTTGATCACAAAATAGCATCACTTTTGTCTGATTTACATAAACATGAATCATCTACTACTAAAAAAGATTAATACGAAACACTATATGTAGTGATGTTTGCATTCCTAGTTAGGAATAAACTATTCCTAACTACTATTCCAGGATGGAATAGGGGCGGACGAAGCGCCTTACCTTCGGGGCAGAAGAATTGCCATGTGGAGTCAATATGGATAGCAATCAGGACATGTCGGGGAACGACACGGAAAATGTGAGTGGTGAAGCGTTAGAAAGTTTAGGAATGTCCACGGAACCAGCCAATGATGAAAGTCAGGAAGCGGGAGGACATGAAAGTGCAGAAGATGATGGTGAACATTCTTCTAAGAAACGTCCCACTGGTTGGGAAAGATTAAAGAAGAAAACACGCCAGCAAGAAAGGGATATTCAAGAACTGCACGCGAGGATCGCCGAAATGCAATCTCAATTACAACCTAATCAATCTATGCAACAACCACAACAGAGTCCCTATGATTCTGGTAACCCAATGCAGCAACAACAGCCGCAACAAGGTGCCGGGAACATGGATATGATTCAGCAGGCAGTCAGCTATGCGCTTCAACAGAAGGAAATGGAAGAGCGTAAAGCTAGTGATGCAAAAGCCCAGCAACATATTATTAAGCAGTATCAGGATTTAAATAAGCATTTAGATACCACTGCTGATAAATATGATGACTTCGATGAAGTCGTACGCGGGGAAGCACCATTTACAGCAGCCATGCGTGACATAGCCCTCACATTGCCCAAAAAGGGTGCCGGAAGTGCAGGAGAAGTCCTGTATCGTCTTGGCAAGAATCCTGAAGAATTATCTCGTATTGCAAAACTCCACCCAGTAGATCAAGCAGCGGAATTAATCGCACTGAGTCATGCTTTGATTTCTGGTGGTGAGCAAAAGCAATCTGCTCCGCGCCCACTAGGGAATATCAAGTCAAATCCAGTCGTAAATTCCGTTGGTGTCAATGAAAAGACCCCGGTATCTGACATTAGAAGTCGGATGAAGCAAGGCACGTTTAAATAAGATTTATCGTGTCTAAAACGGATTTATTAACTCTAGGATGGAGTGACTGGCAATGCCAAATCAATTTATTACCACACAGTTGGTATCGAATACCGCTTTAGCAATGTTTGCAAATAATTCACCATTTGTCATGACTGGATCAAGGATTTATCAAGATGACTTCCAAAATTCAGGCTACAAAATCGGCGATACTTTGCAAGTACGCAGACAGAATAACTTTATCGTTGGCGATGGCTCAACTGCTGTACCCCAAGATATTATCGAAACCGTTGAGAATATCACTATCGCTCATCAATACCATGCACTGATCGCTTATACCGTTCAGGATTTAACATTACGTATTGAAGACTTCTCTCGTATGTTTATCCAACCTGCTATTCAGAACATTATCACTCAGATGGAACGTGATATTTGTGCGCAGGCTGAACAAGAGCTTTATTTCTTCCAAGGTTCCGCAGGATCACCGATTAACTCCTTCTCAACTGTGGATTTAGCTGGTGCTAAATTGTTGGAACAGGGCGTGAATATTGCATCTGACGCATATCTTGCCATGACAGTAAGAGACGGCTCCTCACTAAAAGCTGCGCTGTTAAACAATTTCACACCTGTCTTCAACGAAGAAATTGTTCGTCAATCTGCAATCGGTCATTTGTCATACTTCGATATTTTCCAATCTCAAAATATCGTAAGACATACTGCTGGTGCAGGCCCAACCTTACATCCTGGTGATGCTTTAACAGTTAACGGTGCTGTAGGTTCAGGAAACACAATTGTATTAGCTGGCGCTACCGCTGGTGTAACCAACTACTTCT